AAGAAGACCCCGACATTCTTGACCCCATTAAAGTTGAATTAGACTTACTTGAAAAAGCAAGACAGCATGTAAATCAATATTCCTATCGTGAAGTTGCTAATTGGTTAAGTGCTAACAGCGGTAGATACATATCTCATGTGGGATTAAGGAAACGGTTAAGTAATGAGCGACAGCGTAAGAACCAAGCTAGAAGCCTCCGCAAGTGGGCAGAATATGCGCAAACGGCAATCGCCAAAGCGCAGAAGATTGAAGAAGCAAGAACCGGCGCAACCAAAGCCAGCGGTTGAGGTACGTGAGACAGTTTCATACGAAACATCCTCTATTGAAGAACATGCAAATGTTTTGTTCAAACCTAACCCCGGTCCACAAACTGAATTTCTCGCAGCAAGTGAAAGAGAAGTTTTATATGGTGGCAGTGCTGGTGGTGGTAAGTCTTATGCTATGCTTGCAGACCCACTCCGTTATATGGGCCATCCGCAATTTAGCGGCCTTCTATTGCGACACACAACTGAAGAGTTGCGAGAACTGATATTTAAGTCGCAGGAGTTGTACCCTAAAATCTGGCCCGGTATTAAGTGGTCAGAGAGAAAGATGCAGTGGACCGCGCCATCTGGCGCAAGGTTGTGGATGTCCTATCTTGACCGCGATGAGGATGTCTTGCGTTATCAGGGTCTAGCATTTAGCTGGATAGGCTTTGACGAATTGACACAATGGGCCACACCATATGCATGGAATTACATGCGAAGTCGTCTACGGTCCACTGCACCCGACCTGCCTATCTTTATGAGGGCAACTACAAACCCCGGTGGAAGAGGGCATCACTGGGTAAAGAAAATGTTTATTGACCCAGCACCATATAATAGGCCGTTTGATGCAACCGATATTGAAACAGGAGAAGTCCTCAAATACCCAGCCGGACATGCCAAAGCCGGTAAATCACTGTTTAAAAGAAAGTTCATTCCGGCAAGACTATCTGACAATCCATATCTGGCAAAGGCTGGCGATTACGAAGCAATGCTTCTTTCCCTACCAGAACAACAGCGGCGACAACTTCTTGAGGGTGATTGGGACATTAAAGAAGGTGCGGCCTTTACAGAGTTTGATAGGAATATTCACGTTGTTGAGCCTTTCCGTATTCCTAACAATTGGGTTAAGTTTAGGGCTGCTGATTACGGGTATGGGTCTTTTTCTGGCGTTCTGTGGTTTGCTGTATCACCATCTGAACAACTCGTTGTCTACCGCGAACTTTATGTTTCAAAGGTACTTGCCACAGATTTGGCAGATATGATTTTGGATTTGGAAGCAGAAGATGGAAATATTAAGTATGGTGTTTTGGACAGTTCTCTTTGGCACAAGCGTGGTGACACTGGCCCTTCTCTTGCAGAGCAGATGATAATGAAAGGCTGTCGGTGGAGACCATCAGACAGAAGCAAAGGCAGCAGGGTATCAGGTAAAAACGAAATACACCGCAGACTACAGATAGATGAATACACAGAGGAACCTAGACTTGTCTTCTTTAATAATTGCACGAATATTATATCCCAGCTACCAGCCCTCCCGATTGACAAAAGAAATCCAGAGGATATTGACACGCATTCGGAAGACCACTTGTATGATGCGTTAAGATATGGTATAATGTCACGACCACGCTTTAGCATATTTGATTATGACCCAATGGGAAGACCAAGCGTAGGTAAACAAGTTGCAGATGCAACATTTGGATATTAAGGAAAAAGCACATGGCAGAAGATGAAATCATGATGGAAGACGATGCAATCGCCCTTGAGGACGCAGAAGATTCTGTAGTAGAGGACGCTGACGTATCGGGCATTGTTCCGTTTGTTCTTGAGAAATACAATCGTGCTGAAGATTATCGTTATCAAGATGAAGAACGCTGGCTAAAAGCATATCGTAACTATCGTGGTTTGTATGGACCAGATGTTCAGTTTACTGAAGTAGAAAAGTCTCGTGTCTTTATTAAGGTAACTAAGACGAAGACACTAGCAGCATATGGCCAAATTGTTGATGTGCTGTTTGCAAACAATAAGTTTCCTCTTTCTATTGACCCGACTGAATTACCAGAAGGTGTAGAGGCAGATGTAAACTTTGACCCGCAGATGCCGGATGAAGTTCGCAATGAATTGGAAAGCCCGTATGGTTTTGCGGGTGATGGGCAAGATTTGCCGCCGGGTGCTACGGCTAAAACATTGATGGAACGTCTAGGTTCTCTGCGTGATAAACTTGCACCTGTAGAGGACAAACTGCAAAAGGGTCCGGGGACTACTCCAACTGCAATTACATTTAGCCCTGCTGAAATTGCAGCAAAGAAAATGGAAAAGAAAATTCAAGACCAGTTGCAGGAGTCTAATGCCAGCAAGTATCTGCGTAGCACAGCATTTGAGATGGCATTGTTTGGCACAGGTGTAATGAAGGGTCCGTTTGCTGTAGACAAAGAATATCCTAACTGGAATGAAGACGGTGAGTATGACCCCGTGTTTAAAACTGTTCCGCAGATTTCTCATGTGTCTGTGTGGAACTTTTATCCAGACCCAGATGCAAACAATATGGATGAAGCACAGTTCGTGATTGAACGTCACAAACTATCTCGCACACAGCTTCGCGCACTTAAGAAGCGTCCTTACTTCCGTAGCAATGTCATTGATGAAGCAATTCAACTTGGCGAAAACTATAACAAAAAGTATTGGGAAGATGATTTGGAAGACTATGCACCAGAGCATGGTGTAGAGCGTTTTGAAGTGCTTGAGTATTGGGGTATGGTTGATACCGAAATGCTACGCGAACAGAACGTAGAAATTCCCAGCGATTTTGATGACTTTGATGAATTGCAAGCAAATGTGTGGATTTGTAACGGCAAGCTGTTGCGCATGGTGCTTAACCCGTTTAAGCCAGCAGTTATTCCTTACATGGCTGCGCCATATGAATTAAACCCATATTCATTCTTTGGTATTGGCCTTGCAGAAAACATGGACGATACGCAGACCTTGATGAATGGTTTCATGCGTATGGCTGTTGACAATGCCGTGCTGTCAGGTAACTTGCTTATTGAAGTAGATGAGACTAACCTTGTGCCGGGACAAGACCTTACTGTGTATCCGGGCAAAGTATTCCGCAGACAGGGCGGCGCACCGGGCCAAGCTATTTTTGGCACAAAGTATCCTAACGTGTCTAGTGAGAACATGATGATGTTTGATAAGGCACGACAGCTTGCAGATGAAAGCACAGGTTTCCCATCATTTGCACATGGACAGACTGGTGTAACAGGCGTAGGCCGGACAGCCAGCGGTATCTCAATGCTGATGGGTGCTGCACAAGGTTCCATCAAAAATGTTATCAAGAATGTAGATGACTATCTGCTCAAGCCGCTAGGTGAAGGGCTGTTCCGTTTTAATATGCAGTTTGACTTTGACGCAAATATCAAAGGCGACTTGGAAGTTAAAGCACGTGGAACAGAAAGCCTGATGGCCAATGAAGTGCGCAGCCAGCGTCTTATGCAGTTCTTGCAAATTGCAAGTAATCCAGCACTAGCCCCATTTGCTAAGTTCCCTTACATTATTCGTGAGATTGCAAAAGCAATGGACCTTGACCCCGACAAAGTAACTAACAACATGAATGATGCCGCTATTCAAGCTGAGATACTGAAAGGTATGCAAGCGGCATTGCCACAAGAACAGCAAGCGGGGCAAGCACCTGCAGGAGCAGATGCAATGGACCCAACTGGTGCTGGTGGCGGAACCATAGGAACAGGTCAAGTTCCAACTCCGGGTGAACAAGGATTTAGTGGAAATGAGCAGAGACAAGCTGTTGAGCAAACTCAAGCCAATGGTGGGCAACAACCGCCAATGGGAAGCATTCAGTGATTATCTGGATGACACAATAAAACAATATCACAAAACACTAGAGCAATCGGATGACCCGGTTTCTCTGCATCGTTCTCAAGGCGCAGTAGCTGCTTTGAAAAAACTACAACAACTACGAGATGAGGTACAAAACTATGGCTGAATCTTTGACTGAACAAATGGATTTGTTTAGAAAAGAAGATGACATTACTCCTTTAAATGTAATGCCGCAGGACTTGACTACAGAACCTTTGCCAGACCCGTATGCTCCTGAAATGCAGGATACAAGAAAACAAATGGCAAAAGCACTTGTAGAAAATGTTCCTGTTATTGGCGAAGTAATGCTAGGTAAAGAGATTGTTGAAAATGTCAAAAAGGGCAATCTTGCTAGTGCTGGACTTGGAACTGCAGCATTGAGTGTTGGTATATTGCCCGGTGGAGACATTTTAAATAAACCAATTAAAGCCGCCGCAAAAAAGTTGCGTAAAAAAGATGCTGACGTAGCAAATAAAATGTTAGAAGATGTTGATAGCATTAAGACTTGGAAAAAACAAAACCCTAATCCTAAACCACAAAAACAAAATCCTGATGTAGAAAAGGCCGCCAATGATTTATTAGAAGGTAATATTACAGGAAAACAATATAGGTCTATTGTAAAAGAAAACATGCCTATTGTAAAGATTGAAGAAGTTCCTGAAGTTCCTTCTTTTACAGAAATTGTAGGTGCGCTTGATAAAGATAAATCTGCAAAAGGAATACTAGGATTAAATAAAACTGTTAAAGATGGTACTAGAGTTGCTTCTCGTTTAGATATTCCTGCCTATGAAAGATTTGATAAATGGGTTGTGTCTGTACACGATGCTTTTGATAAGAAGGGAAGAGAATCTTTAGACGGAGACATTATGGGATATGGCAAAACCGCCATACTAAAAAATGTAGAGTTTAAAGGTATGTCTCAAGGGGCTGCAAGAATATCGTCAAGAAGAGAAGATAAAGGAACAATTGCTAGAATATTTGGCGATTACTATAACGCAGAACCTGAAAATGTAGCTGAGTATGCAGCCCAAGCAATGAAGGATAAGAACTGGACTCAGGTGGGGTATAATCCATTTAGACATGGTTTTTTCTATGACAAAGATACAGGTATGCCTGTAAAATCTGCGGAAGAAGTAATTCAAGTAGGACCACTTGTATTAGCAAAAAATGCACAGAAAATGAAAATATCTGAGGCAAAGCAAGTTAGTCCAAAAGGCGGCATAAAGATACGAGCAGGTAAACCTGTAGAGGGCTTGAAAAATTTAAAAGAGACCAAAACAGTTTTTAATAAAGGTGGAGCAGTACCTATGAAAGAACAAATGAGCATGTTTGAAGACGGCGGTCTTATGGACGAAGGCGGCACAGTAGACCCCGTATCTGGCAACGATGTGCCACCCGGCTCTACACAAGAAGAAGTGCGGGACGATATTCCTGCACAGTTGAGTGAAGGCGAGTTTGTATTTCCTGCAGACGTAGTGCGCTATTGGGGTTTGGACACTTTGATGCGTATGCGTCAAGAAGCAAAGATGGGTCTTCAGATAATGGAGCAGATGGGGCAGATGGGCAATGCTGATGAAGCTACTATTCCTGATGACGTTCCATTTGACATTAATGACCTTGACATGGAAGATGAAGAGGAGTATAATTACCAAGTTGGTGGTTTTGTTCCGGGTACAGCACAACAACAGTTTGGTATTGCAGGGTATCAAGCACCTGTAATGCAGCAAACAGGTGTTGCACAAATACCACAGCAGCAATATACACCACCACCTGTTCCTCAAGCACCTGTTCCGCAGATGCAGCCTTTTGCTAGACCGCAGCAACAGGCAGTGCCTACAATGCAAGTGCCAGAACAACTGCCTACATTTCAACAAGCAGTAACTCCTCCAACAGAAACTGCTCCAGAAAATCGTGAGTATATTAATCCAGAAACAGGTGAGCGTAGAACATTTACTTTTATTAATAATCAGCCTATTACTGAAATACCGGCTGGGTTTATCCCTATGAGTGAATATACGGCTGCTCCAACCGCTAAAACACAAACTACACAGGTAAAAACCACTCAGGTTACAGAAGACGATGACCAACCAGACGATGGTAAACCTGCTGGTAAAATTGCATTTGGGGGAAGTTTGAATAGGCGTGGTGGAGTAGAAAATCACTTTTTAGCTACTCCTTCTTTTGAGGGAATAGACCCGTTTTCAAGCAAAGGAAGAATGTTAAGTAGTATGGTTAATACTTTAACTAGTGGAAAAATTGGCACACCTTTAACTTTAAAAGAAGGTGAAAGCGTAGTTTTAAGAGACATTGAAATAGGCCGTCCCTATGGACTTTATGCTGGCCCTAAAGAAAAATTAGATTTTGATGTTAGATTGGATGATACAGCATTTAATAAATTAGTTTCTGGAAAAAAAGTAACAGAAAGAAAAGAACTTGAAAATTTAGTTAATTTTGCAGAAGAGATTGGTTCTGTAGAAGGAACAACTGTTAACATTGATGATAATTTTATTGACCTTTATACAAAAGTAAAGGAAGAGGGCGTTGACCTTGAAGCAGCGGTATATGAGATGGGTCTTCCTGAAGCGGATGAAACTCCCGTGGCTAGGCAAGTTATAGGTGCAAAGTATCGTGATAGAACAGCAAAAGATGATACAATTCCCGGTGGGGCTAGACCAAGAGCAGAAATAACAACTTCCCGACCGACAACAGAAACAACTGTTAGAACTGGTAAAACCGAAGAAGAAGAAAGACAGGATGAATATACTTATGAACCTGCCTATGAACCTGATATTTTTGATACACCAGAATTTATGAAAGAAGGTGGCTTGGCATCTAAAAAGAAACCAAAGCCTAAAAGAATGAAGCGTGGTGGGTTAGCTTCTAAAAAATAAACCCGCATATTAACTGGCTACCTAACCCCCCAACATGGCTACGGTTAGCCCCAGAAGGAGAAAAGAAAATGGCAGAAGCTGCTATTATGGCTGAAGAAATGCAGTCACCAAAGAAAGTTGCGTTTGCAAATCGTAAATACACTAACGAAGAAAAGCGCAAAACGGAAGAAGAAGAACTAGAGCAGTTGCTCAAAGAACAGCGAGGCGAAGCAGAAGAAGAACAGTCTGCTGAAGCCAAAGAGGAAGCGGAAGAACCAGCAAACGCCGAAGAGAAAACGTTTAAGAAACGCTACGGTGATTTGCGTAGACATATGCAGGATAAAGAGAAAGAGTTTCAAGAACAGCTTAATGAACTTAAAAAGCAACTTGATGCTGCTACTCGCCAAGAAATTAAACTGCCTAAGTCAGATGAAGACATTGAAGAGTGGGCAAAAGAATATCCTGACATTGCTGGTATTGTAGAAACAATCGCAATTAAAAAGGCACGTGAGCAATCTACTGCACTTGAAGAGCGTGTTAAAGCGATTGATGAAATGCAAAACTCTGCAAAGAAAGAAAAAGCTGAAGCAGAACTAATGCGTTTGCATCCTGACTTTGGAGAGATTCGTGACAGCGATGACTTCCATGAGTGGGCAGAAGAACAGCCTAAGTGGGTGCAGGATGCATTGTATGAGAATGACAATGATGCACGTTCTGCTGCACGAGCAATTGACCTTTACAAAGTTGACAGAGGTATTACTGCAAAGAAAAGCAAAAAAGATACTGATGCAGCTAAATCAGTTGAGACTCGTTCCAACCGTAGTAAGCCACAAGAAGATGAGGCAACTACCTACTTGAAAGAGTCACAAGTTCAGAAAATGTCTCCTCAAGAGTATGAGAAGCGTTCTGATGAAATCATGGAAGCTATCCGCACAGGTAAGTTTATCTATGATATATCTGGTTCTGCTAGATAAAAAATGTAAAAAAGTGTTGACAAGTAGTTATTTTTAGGTATAACTATAGTCAATAATGGTGTAAGTGGAGTAGCTATCTGCTTGCACCGCTAACAAACAACCTATGTCTTACGGATTACCTGACGAGCATGGCCCGTTGAATATTCGGTCGGCCAACTGAATAGAATGCGCACCCATAGTGAATCAGCCTCTGATTAGTCTGGTGAGTTTGTATCTGTTTAAAATGCCAATATAGGAGAAATATCATGGCTTTCACTACTGCTAGTGGGTATGGTAATCTTCCTAACGGTAATTTTTCACCCGTCATTTACAGCAAACAGGTGCAACTTGCTTTCCGCAAGGCCGCTGTTTGTGAAGCAATCACCAACTCCGATTACTTCGGTGAGATTGCTGCAATGGGTGATTCCGTTAAGATTATCAAGGAACCCGAAATCACTGTTAAGGCTTACGCCCGTGGTACAACCATCACGCCGCAAGACCTTGATGACGAAGACTTCAGCCTGACCATTGACAAAGCTAACTACTTTGCGTTCAAGGTTGATGACATTGAAGAGGCGCACAGCCACGTTAACTTCCAGTCTCTGGCAAGTGACCGCGCTGCATATCGCCTTGCTGACCAGTTTGACCAAGACGTTCTTGGCTACTTGTCAGGTTACAAGCAGTCTTCTCTGCACTCAAATGCAGACACCGCTAACGATGTTGTTAACGGTTCAAAGGCTGTAACAACTGCTGGTTCTGACGAACTGCTTGCATCAATGAAGTTGGACGCATCCGACTTCTCTGACGGTGCAGGTTCCGTTGGTTCTGCTGGTTACGCGATTGCAATTCAGCCGCGTACTGGTGGTGCAACTGACGCAACTCCGGCTGCTGGTGATACCCATCCGCTGACCCTGATTGCACGTATGGCCCGTCTGCTGGACCAGCAAAACGTGGACTCACAAGGTCGTTGGCTGGTTGTTGACCCGGTATTTATGGAAGTGCTGAAGGACGAGGACTCTCGTCTGTTCAACGCTGACTTCGGTGGTTCTGGTCTGCAAAACGGCCAGATTGGTACTCAAATCCACGGCTTCCGTGTGTATCAGTCCAATAACCTGCCTTCAGTCGGTACTGGTTCTTCCTTTGCTGGTGCAAACAGCAACACTAACTACGGCGTTATCGTAGCTGGTCATGATTCAGCTGTTGCAACTGCAGAGCAGATTAACAAGACCGAAACCTACCGCGACCCTGACAGCTTCGCTGACATCGTTCGTGGTATGCACCTGTATGGCCGCAAGATTCTTCGTCCTGAAGCACTTGTTAACGCCATCTACCACTTGGCTTAAGGGGGGATTGAATAATGGCTACTATTACTTCACTTCTTAAAGCTGCGACTGGCAATTCCCAGCGTGGCCGCAACCCTTACATGGTTGAGAACACCATTGACATCGTGGCTACTACGGTAGACCCGTCTGCCGGTGATGTTGTTCAGGCAATCACCATTCCTGCTGGCACCAAAATCATGGCTGCTGGTGTGGAAGTTGTTGAAAGTGCAACCATGAACACAGGTACAGATGCAACCGTAACTCTTGGTGCGGCTGACCCAGATGAGTACGTAACTGCATTTGACATTGACGGTGCTGCTGACGGTGCTTATGCACCTAGCGTCACTGTGTCTGCTGATGTAGTTCTCGCCTCTGACGACACTCTGGACCTGACCTTTGCAGGTACTGGCGCATCCTTCACGGCTGGTAAACTTCGTGTTTACGCAATCATGATGGATGTAAGTTCACAGGGTGACACTTCTGCTAACGAAGTAGACCGCGACACACTCGCCTAAATAAAGTGAGGGGGCTGGGAAACTAGCCCTCTCCTACCCTTTGAGGATTTCAAATGGCATACACTTATCTTGACATAACGAATGAAGTTCTTGCGCGGTTTAATGAAGTTGCATTGACTGCGGCAAACTTTGGCAGTTCTCGTGGGTTTCAAACTCAATGTAAGAACGCGGTAAACGATGCCATCAATTATATTTTTCAACGAGAGTTTGGCTGGTCATTTAGCCACGCAGAACAAACAGAAACACTGGTAGCAAATACTATACGTTACACAATCGGTGCTTCCATTTACAATGTTGATTACGAAACATTTAGAATTAACAAAGATGCCTCTCTTGGCGTAGCTGGTGTTACACTTAGAGAGTTAGACTACAAAGAATATGTAGACAAGTTTATTGACCAAGAAAGCACATCGGACGTAGGCGGTGTGCCTATTTATGTATTCAGAACACCTGACAATAATTATGGTTTGTATCCGTATCCAGACAAAGCGTATACACTTAAATATGATGCATACACTAAACCAACTTCTCTAAGTGCCGAAACTGACGTTCCAACTATTCCTGAACAATTTAGGCAGGTTATTGTGGATGGTGCAACTGCTTATGGCTATCAGTATCGTGGAGAAGCACAGCAGTATGGCATTAACTTTGCCCGGTTTGAAGAGGGCATTAAGCACATGCAAAGCCTGTTCTTGAATAGAAACTTTAACTATATTCGTTCTACTTACATACCACGGTCACAACGCTACGGCACTTCTTTGTTCCCATCAGGAGTATAACACATGGCAGACGAATCTGGACTCAGCCCATACGTCTTTGCCTGTGAGGGTGGACTTGTATTAGACCAGTCTACATTTGCTATGCAGCCCGGTATGGCACTTGAACTGCAGAACTTTGAGCCGGACATTCGTGGTGGATACAGACGCATTTCTGGCTATACTAAATGGAACAGCAACATTGTTCCGCAGACGGCTTCTGCTACTGAACCTGTTTTAATGTCAGCGTATTTCAAGGGAAATGTAATCGCGGCACGTGGAACAAGCGTATATAAAGGTGGCACAACTGGTAGCTGGACATCTATTGATAGTGGAAGAACAAGCGCAGGTAAGTATTCTTTCTTTCGTTACAATCTAGCTGGCACTGACTATATTGTGTGGGCAGATGGCGCAAACAACGCTAGTAAGTATGACAACACAACTGTTACTGACCTGAATGCGACAGACGCACCTGCAGACCCCAGCATTGTAACGGGATTTAAAAACGCCTTGTTCTTTGCGGGTATGTCAAGTAACCCACAAGAGATTGTTTTTACCGCACCTTACACAGACGATGATTTTAATGTTGCAAATGGTGCTGGTTCTATTGCGGTAGACAGCGTAGTTACAGGATTGTTTCCTTTTCGTGAAGCACTGTATATTTTCTGTGAAGAACGCATCTTTAAGTTGGTAGGAAACACTTCTGCCGATTTTGTTCTACAGCCAGTAACTCGTGAGATTGGTTGTCTTAATGGCAACACCATTCAAGAATTTGCTGGTGACATTGTTTTTCTTGGGCCGGATGGTCTGCGCACAATTGCCGGTACTGAACGCATTGATGACGTTGAACTTGGGACAATTAGTCGTGCGGTGCAAAGACGGTTTTCAGATTTGTCCGATGTGGACGAGTTTGAAAGTGTGGTGATACCAAATAAAACACAGTATCGCATTTTCTTTTCTAATTCAAATACGACCAGAGGAAACACAACAGGTGTTATCTGCGTAAGAAAAGGGGAGCGTTACGAATTTGCTGACCTTCGCGGTATTCGTCCAAGTTGCACAGACTTTATTGTAGATGATGGCGACAGTATTATTCTTCATGGCGATTTTGATGGCTATGTATACCAGCAAGAAGAAGGTAACGACTTTGACGGGAATGTGATTACGGGTAAATATAGGTCACCCGATTTGTCAATGGGCGATGCCGGTATTCGCAAAACATTTCAGCGTGTAATTATTAACTATGCACCTGAAGCTGCAGTTAACGCGGATTTGTTTGTGCGATACGATTATGAATCCCCTAATGTAGCTAGACCCGCTGCTTATCCATTTGATACCGCAACTGTTGTTGCAGTGTATGGAACATCCTCTTACGGAACAGCTACATACGGTGGTCAGTCTAACCCATTAGTTAGGCAGCCGATTGAAGGTAGTGGCTTTGCTGTAGCCCTACGAGTTAACGACAGAGGCACATCAGCACCATACTCACTCAAAGGTTTTCAGCTAGAATTTGATGCAGGAGCAAGACGCTAATGGCAGGTTATACTAGACAATCCTCGTATACTGATGGCGACATTATCAATGCCGCAGACAGTAATGACGAGTTTGACCAGCTTGTAAACGTATTTAGTAATACAACTGGCCACGCACATGATGGCACTGCTGCCGAAGGTCCAGTCATTGGTTTGATTGGCGACCCCGGCGTAACCACTCCCAAAAACAAAGTTGTTGTGGATGACAGCAACAACCAAATTGAATTTAGCATTGATGTTTCTGGCACATCAACAGAACAGTTTGTGCTTAAAGACGGTGTGATTGAACCTACCACGGACAATGATATTGACTTAGGTGCTAGTGGAAAAGAGTTCAAAGACCTGTATATTGACGGTGTTGCATATGTAGATAGCATTGCAATGCCCACTACAACTGTCACAGATATTCTTGACGAAGATGCTATGACTTCTGACAGTGCAACTGCACTGGCTACTCAGCAATCCATTAAGGCATATGTAGACGCACAGGTTACTGCACAGGATTTGGACTTCCAAGCAGATACGGGCGGCGCACTTAACATTGACCTTGACAGTGAGTCACTTACCTTTACAGGTGGCACAGGCATTGACACATCCGGTTCAGGCAATGCTGTTACCTTTGCTATTGATAGCACAGTAGCCACTCTTACTGGCACACAGACACTTACAAATAAAACCTTGACAAGTGCTGTACTGAATGGTACAATAAGTGGAACTTCCATTAAAGATGAAGACAATATGGCATCAGACAGTGCCACTCATCTTGCAACCCAACAGTCAATTAAAGCCTACGTAGATAGTCAGGTAACTGCACAAGATTTAGATTTTCAAGCTGATACAGGCGGTGCATTAAGCATTGACCTTGATAGTGAGACAATGACCTTCACGGGAGGTACGGGCATTGATACCAGCGGCTCTGGCAATGCTGTGACCTTTGCGATTGACAGCACTGTAGCTACACTTACTGGCACACAGACACTGACTAACAAGAGCATTGACGCTTCTCAACTTACTGGTACTGTAGCTAATGCACGGCTTGACCAGCAGCTTCAAGATGTAGCTGGCCTTGCTGTAACTGACGGTAACATCATCGTTGGTAACGGTACTAATTTTGTAGCTGAGTCTGGCGGCACTGCACGTGCATCTTTGGGAGTATCTATTGGTTCTGATGTCCAAGCCTATGACGCAGGTCTTGCTTCTATTGCTGGCCTCACTACTGCTGCCGATAAAATTATTTATACTACGGCAAGCGATACATACGCAGTCACTGACTTTACGTCCTTTGGTCGCAGTCTGGTTGATGACGCTGATGCTTCAGCGGCTCGTACCACACTTGGTCTTGTTATTGGCACTGATGTCCAAGCCTATGATGCGCAACTTGCGGATATCGCAGGTCTTACACCAACAGATGGCAACATCATTGTAGGTAATGGCACTAACTTTGTAACAGAATCTGGTGGTATTGCTCGTGCATCACTTGGTCTGGGTTCAATCGCTACTCAAGATAGTGGTAGCGTAAGCATCAGCGGTGGTAACATTGACGGTACTGCTATTGGTGCTAGTGTACGCAGCACTGCACAATTTACTACACTAGAAGTACAAAGCACTTCTACACTAGAGGGTACACTCAATCTTAATGACGACCTTGACATGGGCGACAACAATAAGATTAGGTTGGGTACAGGCGATGACCTTGAGATTTACCACGATGGGGCTAACAGCCGTATTAATGATGCAGGTACAGGTAGCTTGAAATTGCAGTCAGGTAACACTGACCGAATTGTAGTGGACAGCAATGTTACTATTCAGGGTCTGATATACCCATCTTCGGATGGTTCAGCCAATCAGGTGCTTACAACCAACGGCTCTGGTACGTTGTCCTTCCAGAATGTAACTGAAACTGACCCATCGGCATTGGCTTTTGCCATTGCATTAGGGTAAATAGTGCTTGACAAATAAAGTGATATATGGTATAATTATACTAAACTTGGAGTAAAAAATGGCAAACGCATTTTTATCAGAAACGCAGACAGGTGTAGGCACTTCGCCAGTGACTATACTGACATGCGGAGCATCAACAGAGATTACCGTCATTGGGTTGAGTGTATCTAACATTGTAACCAGTCAGATTCTTGTGGACGTGCAGCTTGACGCATCAGGTCGCACATCAGGAGCAGAAGACAGTGTTTACCTTGTTAAGTCTGCACCTGTTCCTGTTGGCGGTTCTTTGGTTGTAGTGGGTGGCGACCAAAAGGTGGTCATGGAGCCGGGTGATGTTATCAAAGTAACATCCGATACTGCAACATCTGCTGATGTCGTTTTGAGCCATCTTGATATTACATAAGGGGTAGGGCATGGCATATCTTGGCAATATACCTGCTGTAGCATACTCATCGGTATCCTATCAGGATTTGACTGGTGGTAGTGGAACAAGTTTTACACTTGACTATCCTGCAGGTAATGAGCAGGAAATTGAAGTATTTGTGAATAATGTTCGTCAAGAGCCGGGTGTTGCATACACTGTTAGTGGCACATCCTTGACCATGACAGGAACTATTTCTTCTGGTGATGATTTTTATGTGGTGTTTCAGAGCAAGGCGCAACAGACTATTACGCACCCAAGCACACAAAACCTCAATGCTGCAGATGGAAATTTCACAGGAACTGTAGAGATTAGTGGCAATTTTCCTATCTGGGAAAACAGTCAGACTGTAAATGCAGACTATACAATTACAGATGGACGCAATGCCATGTCTGCTGGCCCAATTACAATAGCATCTGGTGTAACTGTTACAGTTGGCACTGGCGAAACATGGACGGTGGTGTGATATGAGTACAGTAAAAGTAGACACCCTTGTAGCAAGTGATGGCAGCAGCCCGGTAACGCTGACGAAGCAGAGTGCAGCGAAGGCGTATTTATATGCCCAACAAAGAACAGCAACCGTAGAGGCTAAAAATAGTTTCAATGTAAGTTCGTGGGTTGATGATACTACTGGTCAAAGCACCACAAATTTTGTCAACGCTATGTCTA